AGACCCGATTGTCCTGCCTATAGGGCCAGAATCTCCTACCGTATCCTCATCGAATGAATAAAACGCATCACTCACCGAGAGCCAAACGTTATCTTTCCCAGCCCAGCCTAACCGCCCCTCAACTAGAGTTGTAGCAGTCGGCCATCCCCGCCTATCTGACCAAGCTCCTTCTGACCAATCGTCTGTTGCTGTCGTACCACCTAAATCAGAAATAACCTCAGCGCTTACAGATGTCTCCGATGAATAAGCCGTTATTCTTGCATAGCCATCGATATTCCCTAACGGGTAATCGAGCGTCAATACTACTGGACCTTCTGATGTGTACACCCCGCTGGAGGTATAAGCGGTGAATCCTGTTGTGTCCACTCCTATTGTAAAGTTCGTCGCATCGACATTAGTGGCGCTATAGGTGTTGCCGTTTACCTCGGTCATACCTAAAACGTCAGATATTAATACGTTTTCCCCTGTAGTCGGAGAGTTAGACACAACAGTAACTTGTCCTGGATTTGCCTGGGTAATATTAGTAATCGTGCCTCCACCAAATTCATTGGTTTTTACCCCAATGCGATACCACGCGATCTGATTATCTAGCCCGTCGTTATACGAAACAGTGGCGTTAGTTGTGTAAGTTGTTACATCCTCCCAGGGGCCGGTTGACGCAGTTAATGAACGCTGTAAAGTTACAGTTCCGTTCCATGTCCCTGCCCGTGTGATAGTTACCGCTCTTGATGTCCCTATCCCTGTTACGCGAATGGTCCCAGTAAAGGTATTGTCAGTGCTTATAGATGAAGTAACAGTTTGTCCGTCAGATGTTATTTTATATAATGACCCTACATTAGTGCTCTTAAATAGTTTATCCGAAGCGGTCAGCGTGACATTACCAGTCAATGCACTAGGGGTTATTGTTGTTACGCTAGAATTTATAGGCCGAAATGGGCCATCATTTGTGTAGTATTTAACAACAGACCACGAAGTAGTCCCTCTGCGCTCAATTTTATATTGTTGTTTGTCTTCACACGCAACAAAGATAATATCCCCTGATTGGGTGTAACGTAATTTAGTTAGGTCGGCTGTTACCCATGGGGCAACAATAGTCATAACCCCAGCGGACTCAACTGCGATAGAATCAACTAAAACTTGTCGTTTGGTCCTGGATTTAAACTGGACGTAAAAGTTACCTGTAGGAGTGAAAGCTAATGAATGATACCCGGTATCAAGGGTAGTCTCAGTAATGTATTCATCACCCCCATCAGTAGACCCACAGCGGAATATAACCGGGCCTCGTTCGATGACAATTGTTAATGCGTGCTCAGTGCTGGCTTCATTTACTGTTATTTGTTGGGTTTGAATAGCAAAGTTAGTGCCGTCTCCTGTAAGCCCTAAATAACCACCCGTTACCCACGCAGATACACCGCCAGCCTCATCGTCGTCCGTCCAACTTGCTATATCAGAATTAAACGTCCCATTAGTAATAGCTGCTGTCACGGTTGGCCTAGTCACCAACGCATCACTAACCCAAACCCTCACAAGTAAATTAGTAACTTCTATTAAAGCTGTGTCGTTAGTGGAAAAAATGAAAGGGAAATACTTGGCCGCAGCGTTAGATGCAGAAGCACCAAGATAAGCAGCGCCAGGACGTAACATCATAGAGCCTAAAGCTCTAGGCATGAAATTAGTATAAGTCTCAGCCGACAAAGGGAGCCGGTCTAAATCAACTCTGGCGAGACCTAACGGAGATACTAGGCCTCGGTTAAATGTATGAAGGGATACGTTTTCTTTGGGCATACGTCACCCAATCAACGAGCCACGATTACCCCGGTCTCTGTTCCTGCCACCTGTCGTTGAACGTGACCCTGCCCACCCTCCTATTGCAGGGAATTTCTGCGGCTCTCCAGATGCGTCGTGGTTCTTAGCCTCTAACAACAATTCTTTGCGTTGTTTCTTCAGTTTGTCTTCTTTGGCCTCGTCGCCTGTTAGTTTAGTGACAATACGTAGAGCGAAATGACACGCGGCAAAATCCGCAAAAGATTGGGTCCAAAGACTTAGATCATTCCCGTAATCTGCGTGATTTGAAATATACTTAACATAAACTGTATCGATATCGGCGTACCAATACCCCGACTCGTCCGTGTAGTGAAGTAAAGGGGCTCTAAAATACTCATCACTACACATCCCCGCTGTCTTCACCCAGTCAGTGGGCTTAGAAAAAGCCCTAATATAGCCAAAAGCAGGAGTGATATCAGTGTCGTAATCAACCTGCACGGTTTTCATAGCAAATTGCCAAAACCCTTGCTCCAGACAATAATCAACCCCACCGTTATTCCAGACTGAATCCAGTAACCGGCGAGGCTCACGATCTTCTGTTAATGATGCCAATGAACGTTCGCCACACATCCTTAATGCTTCATTGTACAGATAGAGTCGTTGTGTCATTTAGTCATTGTCCTTGAGTATTCGATAAGATAACGAGAAGCGTCTTCTTTGGATTGGAACCCTTCTTTGATTCTCTCCCCGTCTGATTTACGCTGAACGCAATATTTAAGATGCGGCCCTTTGTATTTAACCTCTAGCTCTAGCATTTTCGAGGCTTCTTTAATAATGTCTGAATTACCTAGCTCGATAAAACGTATCTCCTGAACTTTTGCCCAGTTATCACCAGCACTAAGAACAATAAGTTCTACGAAGTATTCACAATCGTCAGTGGCAACTTCAAGCCTGGTATAAGGAGCGAATTGGTAATTCCGTGATACGTGTTTCCAGAATTGGGGATTCGTTAATGCTGATCGTGGCGTTCCAGCCTCCACGGTGACCTGGTATACCTGCCTCATCGCTTCAGCGACCTGAATGCGGGCTGGCATTAATTCAACAAATTTCTCTTCTATCTTTAATTCTAAGTCTCCAAAAAGAACTCCACCATTGCCTCCTCTCCGCTCAGCCATCCTTGGAGAATGGCTTCGAGCTTGTGATAGTCATTGTCCACAATCCCGCCGTTGCGGAATCGAGTTGTAATAAGCGGCCTCACGGCTTTGGTCCAGTTTTGGAAATTCAGGCCGTTCTCTTCGTTGTCGGCGCTCAGCCGATCCGCACCTGAAGATCGTCGGAGTGTTCGGGCTCCCAGCGGGTTAATACGTACTGGCATCCATTGGATAGGCCGACCGTTCAAGGTCTGTTCGGTTCCAGGACGAAGCAGCCGATCAATAGCGTTCACATACGTATTCTGGATCTTGGCATATTTACTGTGCTCTAAACAATCTTCGATCTCAGGGTATTGGTCTTTGTGCTGCTTCAGGAACAGTTTGCCCACTGAGGCTTTCCCTGTCTTTGTTCGCTCTTCAATAGGAACCTTGACGTGCTCGATTAGTAAACTCCGTATATGGTTCTTGTTACCAGGATCAAACTCCGTCATGCCGTAGCGAGAAGCTGTCACCCGTAGGGCTCTCGCCGCCCGACTCAGCTTGATCTCGACCTGCTTGGCAAAGGTCTTCATAAAGTCCAGGTCAATGTACACGCCCGCATGGTAGATACGATGTAGCGTCAGTCCGATTCGGTGTTGCAGTTGAAGCTGGCCCCGTGCTTCCGGCAGAAAGCTCTCAGCAAGGCGCAACGACGCCCAGGCGTCCAAACGACAACGTTCATCTCGGAGCGGGGAGGGCCACACCCGCGAATCGAATCCGTAGCTTTCTGTCTTCGCTTTCCACGGCTTTGTTTTGAACCGAGAGAGGAAGAGGTTTTCAAGTTTGTATCCCCCTTTGCCACGGTTCTCGTCTGCCAGACGAGAGAGCCATAAGGAATCCCGAAGGTGAACACCCCGCGCCCACTCTTCTTTGCACAATCCATATTGGACGAGCGAATCAATATCACAGGCCCCGTTGTGCGCGCATAGCTTTTGTGCTTGCCCGATAAGACGAATGAACTGCTTGTTGGTCAATGAATACGTACGGGCATGGGTGTCGTCCGCGAGGGCGGCAACAAGGACTTCACGAGAGGCGAGCGGAGGGTCTAGCTCAGGACCAGGTTCAACAAACTCAGTATCAAATCCCAGGATCAGCCCGGACGGATGCTCGTCTTTGGGCCACGGAGTCGGCTTCCAGCTCACACGGGTCAAATCTTCCTTGATACGTTCTCTGTGGTGAAGATTCCCGTGCAGCACGGAAGCCGGATGATACGTCACCCAGACAGATTTATGAATATCCTTTACGGGCAACACACGGCCACGGTGCTCTGTGACGTTCTCAGTCCCGCCCGCGTTCAAGATACACTTCAGCGCAATCCCTCCGCAACACAGGACGACATGCGGCTTCAGTTGTTTGATGACTTCTAGGACAAACGGGCGGCACGCCCGTATCTGGCGCATCGTCGGCTTCGCATTCACGGGCCGACACCGGACGGTATTCACTAAGGCGATATCGTCGTCATCGAATCCTACTTCTCGCCAGAGCGTGCGAAGCAAGATCCCGGCAGGCCCCGTAAACAGACGGTGTGACTGTTCGTCATGCCGCTCTGGCGCTTCTCCGAGTATCAATACTTTTCCGGTCCACTGTTTAGGCACCCATGGCTTGAGGAATGGAGTCTGACACGACTGAAAGAGAGTACAGGCCGCACACGCGGCTCTTCGTGAGGTCGCATTCCTCAAAGCCTCATGGGTTTCAGAGAGCAGTTTTAGCTCTTTTGGTTTGTATCCTGATTCTTCAAAGACCTCGCGTTTTGCGCATTCTTCAGGGGTTTCTTCCTCTAAAATCTTTCCCCCCAACCCATTCCACTTACCTTTATAAAGTTCGTGCTTGTGCTCGGCGTGAAGGATCATGAGAGTCTTTCCGTTTTTTTGAAGGTAAACAAGAGTTGCAAGAATATTCATTACCCTATTTTTGCGTGGAGTTTTTCTTTTATCGTACTTTCAAGTTTTTCTCGAATTGGGGAGACATCTTCATTCGAAAGATTTTTAGTCTTGTTCTGATAAGAAATTCTAAATGTCATTTTATTTTCATATTCGTCGATTAGTTCTGCTGAAACGATAAGAGAACTTACATTTATAATTGTGTCAACAATTTTCTTGTATTCAGCATCTTTTTTTA